CCATGAGTCAACAGACAGAGGAGGAGCTCTTCCTTAAAATCACACGTCCCGCCTCAAAAGAGGTGACGTTATCTATTGGAATTGACCTATCAAAATGGTGCTCTCACTTCCGAAAACACACTGTGATGATGGTTGCTGATCGATTGAATCAACTGTTAGGGGTTTCCAATCTCTATGGTTCTGTACACGACTTCTTCAAAAAATGCTTAATAGTGCTGAGGCATCCTGCATTCACCCCTAAGCAAGACACAAAAGGGAAGAAGGGCCGCCTGAGCGATGAACCTGGGATATACTCGAATGCAGAGATTGGGATTGAAGGCATCCAACAGAAATTCTGGACATTGATTACTTTGTGTATGCTCCATTGGGCTGTGTGGAAATATGGCTTGCCTTACAAAATAACATGTCAAGGGGATAATCTGGTCATTCACATATCTGTTTTTTCAAAAGGGGATGAAAGTTTGGAACTGTTCACAGGCCGAATTCGGAGGATCAACCAACAAGTACTAGTGTCGATCTCCAATGCAGCTCACATGATCGGGCATGATGTGAACCCTGATGAGTGTTTCTCGTCAACGTCATTCACCTCTTATGGAAAAAACCTGTGGTTCCAAGGTCGAAAATTAGAGACTATTTTGAAAGTCGCTACAAGAATGTTCCCTAAAACAACCTCTGATACCCCGTCCACCGAATCGATCATATCGAACATAGCTGCCACAGGCACGTCCCTTGTAGAAAGGTCACCTGACCCTATAACCTCCTTTCTTTTTACAAAGTTTGTTGAATACCTTGCCATTCATCGGGAAATGAACATGTCACTCGTCCATAAACGAAGAGTCTCCTCACTAAGTGAAGCATTCTTATGGAGAGAACCACAATGTGGAGGACGTTTTCTCTGTTGCCTTGTTCCATCCAACCTTGGAGGGTTTCCTGTCTCTTGCCTTGCTGAGTTTCTGTACCGGGGACATTCGGACCCCTTGTCTTCTTCCCTTGGTTCCCTCTATATGTTTTCCAAGATTCCCGTTATAGCTAAGTTTCTCTCATGTTTACAGCATGATTCTTTTGTAGGAATATCGGAAATGAGAGACAATGATGTGGAGATGCTCAGAGAGAGATTAATCCATGATCCCTACTCGATCCCGATCCGCATTCCGTTAGGAGCTCAAG